AAGTCGGGAGAAGTAATGGGTATCGAATTGATAGGCATGTTGAAACGTCACGAAGGTGTGCGTAGCCATGCGTACAAGTGTTCAGAAAACATGATTACCGTGGGCGTCGGGCGCAACATAGACGAAAACGGCGGGCTTGGGCTATCTGAAGAAGAAATTGAGTATCTCCTGGCAAACGACATCAAGCGTGTGCGAGAAGAGCTTGAAGATAATTACTTTTGGTTTCGCGCACTGAATGAAGCCCGACAAGATGCGATGATTGATATTTGCTTTAACCTTGGGCTCACCCGGCTCCGTGGTTTTGTCAAAGCATTAGAGGCCATGTCTCGTGAGCAGTTTGATATTGCAGCAGATGAGTTTATGGACAGTCGGTGGGCTACTCAAGTTGGCAACCGAGCCGTTGAAGTCACCGAGATCATCCGCACAGGAGAGCATCAGTAATGCCTCTGCAAAAGTTTATCTTCAACCCTGGCATCAACAAAGAGGGCACAGACTACACCGCAGAGGGCGGTTGGTTTGATGGCAATCTGGTGCGTTTTCGCAAAGGGTTGCCAGAGAAGATAGGCGGCTGGCAGAAGTACATTCAAGCTTCGTTTGAGGGCACCGGTCGTAAACTTCACGGCTGGGTTGATCTCGACGGTACAAAGCTCTTGGGCCTCGGCACGCGGTTCAAGTTGTACATCCAAGAAGGCGCGAGCTACAACGACATCACGCCCATACGAGAAACAACCAGTGCAGGCGACGTCACCTTCGCTGCAACAAACGGTTCTAGCACGATTACGGTCACAGACGCCGGACACGGTGCGGTAAACGGAGACTTTGTGACGTTCTCTGGCGCGGCCAGTCTAGGCGGCAACGTGACTGCGGCGGTCTTGAATCAAGAATACCAAGTGGTCGCCGTGCCTACCGCCAATACATTTACGATTGTAGCGAAGGACACCAGCGGTGCAGAAGTTACTGCAAACAGCAGTGACACCGGTAATGGCGGCAGCAGTGTCGTAGGAACTTATCAAATCAACTCGGGCCTGGATGTTTTCGTTGATGGTACGGGTTGGGGTGTAGGCACATGGGGGTCTGGTACGTGGGGCTCTACTACGTCTTTGGGTGACGCAAACCAGCTACGCTTGTGGTCGATGGACAACTTCGGCGAGGACCTCGTGTCCAATCCTAGAGCGGGCAGTATCTATTACTGGGACAAAACAAACGGTCTGAACACTCGTGCCGTGCCCTTAACCTCTTTGGCTGGTGCGAATCTTGCGCCTACTAGAGGATTACAGGTATTAGTTTCTGACGTCGACCGCCACGCAATTGTGTTGGGAGCGGACCCGATAAGCGGCGGTAGTCGTAGTGGTACGATAGACCCGTTGTTGATCGCTTTTTCGGATCAAGAAAACATCGCAGAATGGGAGCCAAAAGCTACAAACACGGCAGGCTCTTTGAGGTGTTCTGCCGGTTCAGAAATCATCGGTGGGTTGCGGGCTCGTCAAGAGACGTTGATCTGGACAGATGTCGCCTTATACAGTCTTCAGTTCATCGGCGCACCCCTGACCTTCGGTTTGAACTTGATTAACGAAGGCATCAGCCTGATAGGACCAAACGCTCCTGTAAATGCGCCAAATGGCATCTACTGGATGGACAAGAAGGGCTTTTACATCTACAACGGCTCTGTTGCCCCGGTTCCTTGTAGCGTGCATTCGTATGTGTTTGATGACTTCAACGAGGGTCAAGCCTTTCAGTTTTTTGGCTTCCTTAACAAACAGTTCAATGAGGTTGGCTGGTTTTACTGCTCTGCAGACAGCAACTCGATAGACCGCTACGTGGTGTACAACTACGTCGAAAACATTTGGTCTATTGGCAATTTGTCCCGCACGGCGTGGCTAGACGAAGGTATCGTGGCTTTTCCAAGGGCTGCTGGTGTTAACAGCGACTCAAATAACTGCTTGTTCCAACATGAAACCGGCAACGACGACGACGGCAGTCCGATGAGTGGTGTTTTCATCGAATCAGCGGACTTTGACCTTGGCGACGGTGAAGAGTTTCAGTTTGTCAAACGGATGATTCCTGACGTCAAATTCACTGGCACGGGCGGAGCAGATCAGCAAATGAACGTAGTCGTCAAAGCTCGTAATTTCCCTGGCGACTCACTGACCACGGACCAGACGACCAGCTTCACGGCGACGACTACAAAAGTCGATATGCGAGCAAGAGCGAGACAGGTTGCCATACGCTTTGAATCGGACGATGACGCGGATCTTGCAAACCGCATTGGATTGGGTTTCCGCTTGGGCGGCACGCGACTCGATTTACAATCGAACGGTCGAAGATGAGCAAGCTTTTACAGGGACGCTTGCCTTTTTCTGTTGGAGAATCTGTGCCAACGGACACGTACAACAAGGCTGTACGTTTATTAGAGATAAGTTTAGACTCTTTTGATCCAGACGCCACGCCACAGTTCACTGCGGCTAGAAGAGATGAGCTACAGTTTCGGGCGGGGGACATTATCTGGAACTTGTCTGAGGGCGTTTTGCAAGTCTATACCGGCAACGTCTGGCAGAATATATCTTCTCCGTCGACATCGGGGTTAAGCGCAACGGGTAGCATCGGAAACGTATCAGTAAGCACGAACGGGTCTGTTGTTGTAGATATCACATAAGCGTACGATCACGATATGGGACAAGCAGCACTTCAATACGACGAATTTGACGATATAGAGCCTATTGAGGTTCCTGCTGGTGGCATAGCCACCTTTTTGACCGCGACTGAGGGCTCTTGGGCCACCGATGACGACGATGACATACCCCAAGCGGGTATTGCGTCGGTCAAGCGGGTTGCCGATCAACTAGCTACGTTTGGTCGCCACGAAGACGAATACATGATTCACGCTGCAGAAGGCGAAACCGTCATCCCGATGGAAGTCTTCCGCAAAAACCCCATCCTCAAAGAGCGTATCTTCCAACAAATGCGGGACATGGGCATCGAGCCTGAGCGTTATGTGGTAGGTAACGAGCTTAACTCTTTGAACCCGGTTACCGGGCAACCCGAGTTCTTTTTGAAAAAGCTGTTTAAGGGTGTCAAAAGGTTTTTGAAAAAAGCCGTGAAGGTGGTTTTGCCGGTGGTAGCGACCATCGCGTTGACGCCTTTTGTCGGGCCGATAGCGGCTTCCGCAATTGTCAGCGGTGTCGGGACTTTAGCTCAAGGCGGTGATTTTAAGGACGCCCTTAAAATGGCTGCAATTGGCGGTTTGACAGCCGGGGTCGTCAAAGGTTTATCGGGCAGTGTGGGCGCTGCAAAAGAAGGCGCTAACGTCTTTGAGGGTTTTGGTGAAGGAATCAGGGCAGGGGGTTTCAAGGGCACTTTTGAAGAAGCCGCAGCCGCCGGTAGGGCGTTAGGTGCCGATCAGGCAGTAAAAACAATCACCCCACCAGTGGTGCCGGTTGATGAGGCCCTGACCCCTGTTACAGATGCAGAAATTCAAAAAGCCTTGACGCCTATGGAAATCCCCGACATCCCGCAGGTAGGGGCACAGCCCTCCACGGTGCCCACAGTGCCCCGAGGTCCGCTGGACCCTGTGAACCAGCTTACGGGCGCACAAACACCAACAGGGGCGACGCCAAACGTTATCACAAGTGACACTGAAGCTTCACGACGCATGGGTTTGAGTGACTCTCAAATACAAGATTATCAGGCAGGCACAGGAGCACCTGCCGGTGCCAGTGCCGCAGCGGGCACAACAGCCTCTGCAGTGCCTGTCGCAACTGAAGCGCCCAGCGTAACTGACAGCTTTAGAAGAATGTTTGGAATTGGGCCGGACCAAGATGCTGAATTTTTTCAAGGTGCCCGAGATTTGTTTATGCCCGGTGCAGGACAACGAGCGCGCATCGTGAAGGCTGCTACAGACGCAGGTTTGACGCCCGGCACGCCTGAGTTCACGCAGTTTGTTGCAGAGGGCATGAAGGCAAGCGCGAGTCTTGCTCCTAGTGCAGTACGCAAATTCGCCCCTGGAATTATTGGCCTAGCAGCCTTGGATTCGTTGACTCGGGAAGAACCAAAAGATTTCAACGTCGACGAACAAGTGACCGGATTTACCATTCTGGACGGGCCTGAAGGCTACAAGTATCGCCTTGGGTCAGACACCATGAAGTTGCCTTCGACGTACACAATCCAAGACGTTTCTGATCAATACAAGCCTTTGCAAACCCCGGTTTATCAGCCTGTGGCGTATTCGGCAGACGGCGGCGAGATAGAAAACTTCCCGCGTATGAACGGACGTATTGACGGCCCCGGAACGGAAACCAGTGACGACATACCCGCGATGTTAAGCGATGGTGAGTTCGTGTTTACAGCGAAAGCGGTGCGTGGTGCTGGTAACGGCAACCGCGAAAAAGGCATGAAAAATATGTACGCTCTGATGAGCAAGTTCGAGAGAATGGCGTAATGGCAGAGACTACAACCACAACCCAGATAGTTCGCGAAGCACCGGAAATAGAGGCGTTCAAAGCCGGGCTTTACCAAGATGCACTAGATTACGTCAAACGTCTGCAGGGTGTTGACCCGGTAACCGGCGCGGAGATTATTGACCCGGAAACAGGTTTGCCACGAGGCGCGATCCAAGCTCCGACACAAGCTGTGGCGGGTATGACTGCCGATCAGATCGCTGCTGGTGAACTAATACGGACGGGCATTGGTGGGTACGAACCCTTCCTTACAGGTGCTTTAGAGTCCACACAGGCTGGTCAGGACGTGATCACAGCAGGTGCTTTGCCCGGTATTGAGGCCGCACTTCTAGCACAACAAGGCGGTCTGGGAACTCTGCGTGAGGCGCAAAGATTAGCTGCCGATACGCGAAACGAGCCTTTTACTTTCCGCGATCAAGCTATCAGCGGCCTGTCTCAAGCTGCTAGAGATATTACAGGTGCCTCTGCGGGCGTGCCTTTGCAGGTACAAGCCGCACAAGCGGGTCTTTCTGCCGCAGATGTGGCGGCGCAGCGTGCTGCTACAGATACGGCTACCAGGTTGGGGCTAGGTGCAGAGCAAGGACGTCAACTTGCTGCTGATGTAGGCATCGGGGCCCTTGGCACAGCCGAGGCTCTGGGCGGTCAACTTGGCGCAGCGACTCGGGGTGGGTTACAGACTGCGGCACAAGGACAAGCAGGTCTACTTCAGTCTAGACAAGATATAGGTGGCATTCGAGGCGGATTGACCGATGCTGGGGAACAATTTGACCCCAGTGGTATCGCCGCGTTTATGGACCCGTACATGCAGCAGGTCATCGAAGCCAACACGCGAGAGGCGATCCGCGCTGGTGAATTACAAAAGCAAAGCGCGAGAGCACGTCAGGTTGCTGCCGGAGCTTTTGGTGGGTCTAGAGGCGGCGTCGAAGAAGCAGAAATAACTCGCGGTGTAAACGAACTAATTGGTCGTCAGCGGGCTAATTTGTTGAGTCAGGGTTATGGGCAAGCGTTACAGTCTGCACAGCAAGCGTTTGAAGCAGGCAAAGGACGTGAACTACAGGCGGCTGGCCTTGGCGGCCAGTTAGCGCAATCCGAAGCAGGGCTCACGGCTCAAGGCGCACAACTCGGCATGACCGCACAACAAGCAGCAGCAGCTAACGCACGCGCACAAGCACAGGCTGCGCAGGCTGCACAACAGTTACGCGGCCAAGTTGGTTTACAAGCGGGACAAATGGGCCAGCAAGCAGCTTTACAAGGCGGTCAGCTAGGACTCAACGCTGCTCAACTTGCACAGCGCGGTGCGCTTCAAGGCGGTCAGCTTGGTATGCAAGGGCAACAGGCCCTGGCGCAGATGGCGGGACAAAGGGCCGATCTGGCACGCGCAGGCGGTCAACTAGGATTACAGTTTGGTCAGTTAGGCCAGGCAGACGTGTCACAACTCGCCGCGTTGGCGGGTGCCCAGCAGCAAGCCGCACAGGGCATCGGAGCCCTTGCCGGTCAGGCTGGTCAGTTAGGTGGTCGTCTAGCCTCTATGGGGCAGATACAAGCAAGCTTGGGCCAACAGGCGCAGCAGCAACGCGCAGCAGACGCGTCTCAATTGATGGGATTTGGTGGCGTGCAACAGCAGCAGGCGCAAAACGTGCTTAACGCGCAGTACGCAGCAGAGCGCCAAGCTTTCGATCAGCCGTTCCAGCAACTAGGTTTCTTGGGCGACATGACTAAGGCGTTGCCTTCGTCACAAAGTGCTGTCTTCCAACAATCAGCCCCTAGTCCGGGCTTCGCCCAAACGGTAGCCGGTCTGGGCATTGGTGCTGCTGGCTTATCGAGGGCTTTCTGATGAACGTAATGAATCGACCCTTGTTTCGTGCAAAAGGCGGCGAGGCAGAAAAATTTCCTGATTTGAGTGGTGACGGCAAAGTCACGCAAAAAGATATTCTTATTGGTCGTGGCGTCATACAAAAGCAAGAGGGCGGGCCGATCATGCCAGAAGAGGCTGCCGGGCAAGTCCAGATGGCCTCGGAAGCTGAAGGTCAGCAAGTCGGGCTGGATTACGTTGCGAAAACCTTGGGCGGTATCGACAACGCTGAAGACATTGAGAGCATGATCAACGCCATACGTGGCAACGACATGCCTATCGAAGCACGGCGCACGGAACTCGCTGGGTTCGTCGGTCGAGAGGACGCAATGGCTACGCCAGAATCTGTTTTGGCGATGGTGCAGCCTACGATTATGCTGTCCGAAGAGGGTGCCATGAACAGCGGGATTGGCGACCTGATGCAAGGCATTACTGCCGATGTTGAGATGGCAACAGAAGGCGGCGAGCCCACAGACATGGGCCAAGGCGTCGGTGCTTTAATGATGGCTGGTGCCCCAATGGACGCGGCCCCACAGCAATTTGCTAATGGCGGTGCGGTACAACCGGTATATATGGCTGACGCAGGCGATCCGTCGATGATGCAGCTTTTCCAAACAGCTTTGAGTAATGTTGAAAATCCAACGGCCCCCACGAGAGCCACTGTAGATCTGCAATCTACTTATGATCAGTATCTCCCTTTTTTTCAAAACATCGCGCAATCCAACGAAGAAGAACGTGAAAAAGACCGCGCTCTTGCTTTAGCTAAAGCAGGTTTTCAGTTTGCGTCCGGTCGTGACGCGTCGGGTAAAAACATAGCGGGACAGCCCTTTTTGTCGCAGTTAGGAGCGGCGGGCTCCACCTTGGTGGGCGATTTAGGAAAGCTAAGATCAGACGAGCGTACCCAAGACCGTGCGATTCGAACGCTGGCGGCGCAAAGTGCGATTGAAAAGCAA